GGTACTGCTGGTGCTGGTGCTTCAGTTTCAACTAGAAGAACAATTTATGTTTCTTCTGCTGATAGTGCTGAATATCCAACAGAAACAAGCTCAACGGTTGCACCAGTTTATATTCAAGGTGCATTAAAAGTTGGCGCTAATATTACTGCTACAATTACTCAAGGAAGAGATAACTTTGTGGCTGCAGGAACTCCTGCTCCATCTGAACACGCAGCTGCTGGTAAGAAAATCTTATTAGTAAATGGTAAACCAGTTTATCAATTAGTTGCTGAATCCACAACAACAAGTGTTGGTGGTATTACAGGTAACTTTACTGCTGTTGACAAAACAGGTACTTCACACTCTAACGCTTTAGGTTCTTCACCAACTTCAAATGAAGGATTAATAGAGTTGTATATGCCTGACACAACTGATCCAACTGAAAATACAGAAAGAACTTTCCAAATATCTGTTTCAAACCCAGGTAGTGGAAACAAATTCTATGTTGACGGTGTTTTAGCTGCTGATAATGTAGTTAAATTTGAAGAAGGAAAAACTTATTTATTTGACCAATCTAATTCAACTAACTCTGGACATACAATAGCATTTTCAACAACTGCTGATGGAACACACGGAGGTGGTAGTGAATTAACTGCTGGGGTAACTTATGTTGGTACTCCTGGTAATCCTGGTGCTCATACTAAAATCAATGTTAGAAAAGCAACTGCTAAACTTTACATTTATTGTAAAGCACACGCTGGTATGTACAATTCTAAATCAGTTGAAACTTATGATATGGCAAATAACCAGGCAAGAACTTACGCACCTACAAACATTAAAAAATGGAGAGGTTATGGTAAGAACGGTTGGGTTAAATACTACTTAAACAATAGACAAGTAGACGAAAATACTTACATTGATAGTTTCTTCAACGCTGATAGAGACTACAATAGAAACTATCCTAAGAAAATGAGAAATGGTAAAACACTTGGATTTGAAAGTGGTTACAATTTCGTAAACAAAGAAAGTAGAACGGTTGAGATTTTAATACCTTATGCTCAAAACGATTACGAGAGAAGTACAAATACAATCATTTATCCATTCTGTTTAGAACCTACAACTTCAAACAGAAACACTACTGGAATGTATAACTCACTAGGTTGGACAATTGAGAAAACTTGGAGAGGTCATAAACATTGGGATAAGATACAATCATCTTTAAGATTTAGAGGTGAGTATTCTCCAAATACACACTACAACTACAATGATGTTGTATCATACAAAGAGTTTAAACGAATATCAACTGGCGAAAAACATTACTTTATGGGTACTGGTTTATATCGTGCATTAAGAGATAACAAAGGTAGACCACCTCAATATGGTTTCCAAGAACCAACAAGGTCACCTATGATGACGAAAACTACAACTACAAGTGGTAGATTAACTGGCTATAGTGAACACGAACAAAATAATGAAACAGGTAAGAACTATCCTGCTCATATTCAATCGTATCACAACTGCTGGGAATCGTTTGCAGGTATGAACTCGCAAGAACAATGTGCTGGTGTTTGGTTCCCGAATAGAGGACCAATGAACTGGCCATACAAACACGGTAATTCTGAATTTGCTTGTGTATACAGAAGCAATACTTATATTGATAAAAATGGTGCTATATGGACATTAGGACACGGTACTAACTCTTCAAATGGTGAACAAGGTCGTTCATCTTCTTACTTTAGAGAAATGACATTTAGATGGAGAGATTTCTACAATTCTGAAAACAGAAACGAAGGTGGTTATGAAGAAAGAAGAAGTGGTAAGTGGACTAGATACGATAGACAAAGAACACCTAGATGTATACAGATTGAAGAAGGTTACGGTTTCAAATTAATTTTATTTGATAACGGACAAGTATTCCACACAGGATACGGTTCACACGGTCAACAAGGAACTGGTTATGATGGTTCACCTGGTATGGCAATATCGCCTGCTGGACTTGAAGATGTATTTGCTGTTAAACTAGCACAAAAACACGGTAACGAAGATAGTACTCACACACCTGCATTTTTAGATGACAATGGTGATGTATGGGTATGGGGTTACAATGGATATGGAGAGTGTGGTGATGGTAGAACGCAAAACTGCTACGGACCAAAAAGAATACCAAGAGAATGGTTTAATGACGAGAAGATTGTAGATATTACTTGCTCAGGTGGTGATAGTACAAGTTTCTATGTAAGAACAAGTGAAGATAATATTTACGGTTGGGGTAGAAACAATGTTGGTCAATTAGGTGATACAACTACAACTGACAAATACAGACCTGTTAAGATGTCTGGATTTGCAGCTGCTGATAACGGTGGTATCGCTGTATGGCAATGTAATTCTCACTCATCAAACTCAAACTTCTCAATATTAGATGGTAACGGATATATTTGGGCAACTGGTTACAACGGATATGGTAACTTTGTAGATAACTCTACAACAAACAGAAATCAGTTAACACAATCAACTGCTACGCCTAACGAAGATATCGTAGACTTCTGGACATTATTCTGGAATGGTTACCACACGACATTTATGAGATTGAAAAATGGTCAAACTTGGACTGCTGGTCACTCTGGTAGTTATTATGTATCAGGAGATGGTGGTACTGGAACTAACCAGGCACCTGTACAAGTTGACAAAGTTAACAATTTGAAAGAAGTATCAATCGTAGGTTCTTCTGGAGATATAGCAAGACTTTATATGCTACAAGATAACGGAGAGTTTTTTGCTCAAGGTTACAATAGTTATAGTGGTCTCGCAAATCCAATCGCTGGAACTAGTTGGACTGGTGAAGATGGAACTTATAAACCGTTCCATACTTACATTCCTGCTGGAACTAGAATTAGAACTATGTACGCTAAAGGTACTGATAATTCATCAAACTACTACTCACCGCAAATGATGGTGGGAACAGATGACGGACAAGTATTACTTTGGGGTTACTCAAACAACAATAACTTGGGTCACCACGCAACTGCAACTTGGTCAAGTACAGGAAGAAGTATGATGTGGAATGCTGGTATTGGTAGATAATATAAATATAAGGAAAGTAATTTAAACTAACGGAGAAAAAAACAATGGCAAAAGTAATATTTTCAATGACTGCTGGAGTACCTCACGGTGACGACTATACGCAGCCAACAGGTGATACGCCAATCAGTTTAGGTGAAGTAGAAGGTAAATCTTACTTCTCAATTGATGACGGCAATACAACTATTAAAACTGATGGTGCTAACGATAGCGTTTACGGTGTTTCAGTTGTTTCAGACGCTGATGAAAAAGCAACATTAAAGGCTTCTTCAAACTATGTAAAAGATGGTTTAGAAGATTTAGACAGAAAATTTATGGAAGACAAGTCAATGGTTGACTTACTTGCTGATGTAGCAGATGACACTTCTGCAACAAAAACAGCAATCGCTGACCATAAGGCTGCCAAGGCTGCATTTTTAAGTAATCTTGGATTCTAATTTAACAAAGTAGGAAAAAGATATGGCATTAGATATTAAAAATTTCAAAGTAACCTGGAGAGGTACTTGGAAAGATAAGACAAGCTACAAAAGAAATGATGTAGTTTACTGGAGAGGTAAATCGTACAGATGTATTGAAGATACACCTGAAAACAGCTTTACTATATCTTCGGAATCAATGACCAATACAAATTCTTATACGCATTACGCACCTACAATTGTTAAGAGAAGTTATAGACCAGATAATCAAAGATACTGGACACTATTACTTGCAGGTAACGATAACATTGAAACTTGGCAATATTGGAGACAATATGAAAGAGGCGAAATGGTTAAGGTTGCTGACAAAATTTATCTATGTCTAAAAAGAACTAGATATCAAAACACTTGGGTAGAAGAACACGATGGAAGTCCATCAAAGTATTGGGAACTAATTTACATAAACGAAAACAAATGGTGTACTAGAAACGAAGTAGTATCTTTCGTAAACAGAGCTCCGTTAGGCTGGAGATACAACTTAGGAAGTAACCACGGTGATGACGCTTCTATGAATTATAGAACTTGCGTATTATGTTCAGACGGTTCTGATATGTGGTATGGTGCTGGTGAAAGTACCTCTTGTTCTGGTTTAGGTGATGGTGTTGCAGGTAATGTTGAAACTGCGAAGTTTATGTCAACAGGTTTCACATTTACAAACTGGATGCAATCAACTGATAATAGAACTTGGAACTTATCTGGTACAGGTCGTATGACTACTCATCACGGTAGAGCACCTAGAATTATACAAGTAGTTGGTACTTACAATAGAACATATTGGTTAATGGATAATGGTGAAGTATATGCTTCTGGTGAAAATGGTAACTACGGATTAGGAAATTCAGAAACTACTGATAGACAATACACGGTTAGGGTAACTGCAAATGACACTACTGACTGGCAAGGTAACAACATAACTAAAACTTTCAATCAGACTAAAATTGTAAAAATTGGTTTGTCTGATATGCACAAAAATAACGGTACCTCTTCAATGTGGGCGTTAGGTGATGACGGTTCAGTATGGGTATGGGGTTACAATAACAACGGTCAACTTGGTTTAGGTAACCCATCAATTAACAACTCAACGGACACTACTGGTGGACCAACTTCAACTGCTTTCTATTCTGGTAATGTAACCAGACCTGTAAGATTACCACAATCTTATTTTGATGGCCGTATGATTGTTGATGTTTACTGGTCAGGTTCAGAAGAGGCTTGGACTCACGCATTAGACGAAGCAGGTCACTTATGGGCTTGGGGTCATAACCAACACGGTGAACTTGGTGTAGGTAACTATAACGGAACTTACTACTATACGAAACCAACAAGAGTAGGTATTGACTTTAACAGATATGGTGGAATTAAGTTATTAAAACACACTTGGTCAAATGGTAGCCATCACGCTTCTTTCATACTAGACGGTGAAGGATTTATGTGGTTCACAGGTTACACGACTTCAGGTTCAGTACCTTTCGGGTCACCAGGTTATACAGGAACTCAATATTTAGGTTCTTGGAGACGGATGAGTTTTGCTCACAATGGTGATGTAGACTACTTCTGGTGTGGTGGTGACGAACAAAAATGGTTTATGTTTAGACAGAAATCAACAGGTATGTTATGGAACCACGATGGTAACCATCATACATATGGTAACCGAGGTCAATCAGTTGAATCCAACGCATACTACTATCACTCTGGTGGAATGCCAGGAACATTTATACACATTAAAGGACCTAAATGGCCTGTTAATGTATGTGATATAGGACAAGATAGGATGCAAGGTTCATCACCTTATTATCAATATCACTCACCTATGATACTTGACGACAACGGCAAGATTTGGGGAGGTGGTAATAATGATGACCAAGGTCTTGGTGGAACTTCTCAAAATGATGACCAATGGACAAATGGTGGAAGAAACTCTTTCCAAGGTGCTATGGAAGACAACGAGAACTTTAGAGTTAGAAAGAGAATTGTATTCCAACCTGCTGGTGGTCATAGATGGACAGACTTGTTTATAGGTGGTCAATCTGGAAACTCTTCAATGCCAGCTGCATTGAACCAAAGAGGCCAGTTATATTGGACTGGATATGATGGTGGTTCTTCTGCTACATATCAACACGACTTTTATGGAGAAGGTGCGAACTCTAACCAAGAGTCCAACTTCTTCCACTTGGGTCCTAGAGACTAATATAAATAATTACATTATAGACCGATAGGTCACTATATTAACAATTGGAGTGAAAATGGAACAAGTTATTGAATTTGTTGACAAAGCAAGAACTAGATACGAAAATCATCCTTTCTACGAAAGATATAAAGATAAGAAATTAGATTACATAGAGGTTGTAGGTACTTTCCTGTTTAATCAGGCAAATATCATAACCTCTACTGAATTTCACGCACACAATCTCAAACTCACAAAAGACAAAGACCCAATATATGTTGGCACTCTTATTAGAGAAGAGTATCAGAAAAACTGGCCTTTAAATGGTATAGAAGAAAAAGGCAAGTATGTTCAACCTGCTGTGATGTATGCTTGTCAATCTTACATAGAACATTTACATACTATTAAAGAAGATAGAGAAAAGATACTTGCACACTTATGGGCATTGATGAGTGAGATACATAGAAATCTAAAGTCTTCTGTATTAGTAGAAGACATAGAGAAAGAATTTAAGAAAGCATATGATAGTGAAAGAAGAGAAGAAGTACTTGAAGAAGTTAAAATATCTTGGCAGTACAGACACCAACTATTAGGTGATTTAGAAGCACACGAAGAATATTGGCAAGAAATAAAACCTAAAGTAGATATGTTTGCTGTTGCTGTAAAAGAAATGTCAGCAGATAAATCTGGTACGAATAATGTAGCAGATGGTAACAAAGATGAAACAGAAGACCAAATGGTAAGAGCAGGTCTTATGGCAAACGCTGTACATATTAAAACTATGAAGATTGAAGATGTACCTGAAGATTTAAAAAAATATGTACAAGATGATTTAGACGAAAAGAAAAAGAAAGAAGAACAAGGATTGCCTATCAATGAAAACTCTTAAAGAACTTACTTGGGAACACCACAAAGAGGCAGAAAGACAAGGGTTCGTTAAGATATTAATGTCTGGTAAAATACATCCTGAAGTATACGCAAATTATCTTTTCAATCAACACCAATGTTATAATATACTTGAACCTCTTGCAATGGCAGAAGGTTTATTAGATAAGTTTCCTTTTATTAGAAGAGCACCTGCTATCAAAGCAGATTTTGATGAGTTGTGGACTTACGCTCATCAACCTATGATGATGGAGAGTACAAGAAAGTATGTTGACTATGCAAATAAAGAATTAATGGATTGTCCTGAAAAAATAATGGCACATATCTATGTTAGACATATGGGCGATTTATCAGGTGGTCAAATGATAAAAAGAAAAGTACCTGGTCTTGGTAAGTATTATGAGTTTAAATTTAACAAGAATCCAGAATACGGTATCACATATAAAGATACAAATGAGATTAAAGACGCATTAAGATTAGCAGTAGATAGTCATTATGTTTACAATGACGCTAGCGATAAAGATAAAAATGTAAACAATGTTGTCTATGAAGCAAGACAATGTTTTGGTTTTGCAACTGACTTATTTAAAGAAATGTTGCAATTTATTAAGAATAACGAAAAGAGGTTTGGTGATGGCACAACGAAGTAGAATATGGGAAATGTTAGAAGACGCAACTAAAAATCTTATGTCAAAATTTGATGACGAAGGTAAAGAGATTGTTGAAGAAAGTATGGCAAAATTTAATAGACCTGAAGATGGTTGGATTAATAGAGTTTGGGAAACACCTGAAGCAAGAAGATGTCATATAGATGTAGTTGACGCTAGAGAAAGTAAAAAACTTTATATGTTTCATTGTGTTGTTATACCTCATTTTCATACACCAGCACCTATATGGGGTTTAGATGTTATCGCAGGACCTAATAAGGTTACTGGTTTATTCCACGATTGGTCACCTTTAAGTGGTAAGAGAGAAGTAGACCATCCAATGGTAGAATGGTTTTGTGAAGAAAGTAAAACTTACGAACCATCAAAAGTAAGAGAGTTACCTGATTGGGCATTAGAAATTTTTAGTCCAGGTATGATAGCCGCAGGTAATATTAATACAGAAAGAGAATTGACAAACGCATTAAGTTTAGCGTGTACTGATTTGGGACCTTACTTTACTTTATTAAGAAGATATAAACAAGATTTTAATTTAAATTCAAATATTAAAAGCGAGAAGGAAGTAAAAGAAGCACAAAACAGATACGCAAAATTTCAAAGAGAAAATCCTCATACACCTAGAACAATGAAAGCACTAGGATTACCTGAAAAAGATATTGAAGAGTTTTGTACAGACGCATTATTTCCTTATGCAGAATAATGGAACATTTAGACAAATTTCAACAAGTAATAAAAGACTATAAAGATGATGGTCGTTATAGAACATTTAACGACATTATTCGTAAGCGTGGCGATTATCCTAATGCCATATGGTATTCAAAATACTCAATCAAAAATATAGTTAACTGGTGTTCAAACGACTATCTAGGTATGGGTCAACACTCATATGTAATTGATAGTATGAAAACAGCACTTGAAACTGCTGGTGCAGGTGCAGGTGGAACTAGAAATATATCAGGCACAACACATTATCATAATGCGTTAGAAAGAGAACTTGCATTATTACATAAGAAAGAAAGTGCTTTATTATTTACTTCAGCGTATAACGCTAATCAAACAACTTTAGAAACAATGGGTAAGATTATACCTGACTTATTGTTTATATCAGACGAAGAAAATCACTCTTCAATCATACAAGGTTTAAGGCATAGTAAATGTAGAAAAGAAATATTTAAACATAATGATGTACAAGATTTAGAAAGTATATTAATGTCTAACCCAGGACCTAAATGTGTTGTATTTGAAAGTGTATATTCTATGGACGGTGATATTGCACCTGTAAAAGAAATTATTGAAGTGAGTAAAAAATATAATGCAATAACTTATATTGATGAAGTACACGCTGTTGGTTTATATGGTGAAACAGGTGCTGGTATTTGTGAAAGAGACAAAGTTGAAGTTGACATTATAAACGGAACGCTAGCAAAAGCCTATGGTGTACAAGGTGGGTACATTACAGGAAAGAGAGAGTTTATAGACGCAATCAGAAGTATGGCAAGTGCGTTTATATTTACAACTAGTTTATCGCCAGTAATATGTGCTGGGGCGTTAACTAGTATCAAGTATGTAAAAGACCATCCTGAATTAAGAGAAAAGATACAAGAACGAGCAAGAAAAACAAAAGAAGAGATTGAAAGACAAGGTATAGAAGTTTTAAAAAACGATAGTCATATTGTTCCTGTTATCATAGGTGATCCTATCAAATGTAAAGCAGTATCAGATGAATTACTTTACAAAGAAGGTATCTATGTACAACCTATTAACTGGCCTACGGTTAAAAGAGGAACAGAAAGATTAAGATTTACACCAACACCTTTTCATACAGACGCTCATATATTTGATATGGTCGTTAAATTAAAATCAGCACTAAAAAGGTGTGGTAAAAAGAAATGAACATAGAAGAAGAAATAGATTGGATATTAGTAGACGGAGGCAACGGTTTAGATGTACTTTGGTTTCTTATCTTACATAGTCCGTTTATGCAAGGATTAATCGGTGTAGGCCTCGCTATCGCCCTCCTATGCGTATATTTTGATAAAGATGATGAAATAGCAAAGTATATAAAGGATTGTACCTGGTGGAAATTATAAATATTGCTAAAAGAAGAGGATAAACTATGGCAACTCCTAATACAAGACAAACATTAATTTCATACGCTAAAAGAGCGTTAGGGCATCCTGTTATTGAAATAAATGTTGATGATGACCAGATAGACGATAGAGTTGACGAAGCATTACAATATTATCAACAATATCACTATGATGGTATCAGAAGAACATATTTAAAATATCAGTATACTCAAAATGATAAAACTAGAATACTAACAGATAGCTCTGAAGGTGTAACCAAGAATAGTGTAACCACTACTTGGAAAGAAGGCAACGCATATATCGTTGTACCTGAAAGCGTAATATCTGTAATTAATATTTTTCCTTTTTCTAATAAAGGAAACTTAAACTTATTTGATGTTAGATATCAATTAAGACTAAATGACTTGTACGATTTTTCATCAACAAGTGTTATCAACTATGACATTGTTTTAAGACAATTAGATTTTTTAGACCATATATTAGTAGGAGAAAAGCCATTAAGATTTAATCAACACGATAACAGATTATACATTGATATGGACTGGGAAAACGATTTACAAGTAGGTGAATATCTAGTAATAGAAGCATATAGAAAATTAGACCCAGACACATATACAGATGTTTATAACGATATCTGGTTAAAGAGATACACAACACAATTAATCAAAAGACAATGGGGTGCTAATCTCTCTAAATTTAATGGAGTAGCAATGATTGGTGGTGTTACCTTAAACGGACAACAAATATATACAGAAGCTCTACAAGACATAGAGAAATTAGAAACTGAAATTAGGACTTCGTTTGAGTTAAACCCAGCAATGATGATAGGATAAAAAAACAATGGCCGTTAATCATTACTTTCAAGGCGGCGATGGCATAGGTTCAGACGCTGAAAAGCGATTGCACGAAAACTTAATTATAGAAAATTTAAAAATCTATGGTCACGCTGTTTATTACTTACCTAGAACTCTAGTAAATAGAGACCTAATTTTAGGTGAGGATTCTGCGTCTAGGTTTGACGATAGTTATTTGATTGAAATGTATTTTGAAACGGTTGAAGGTTTCCAAGGCGAACAAGAAATAATCAGTAAGTTTGGTTTAGAAGTAAGAGAAGATACAACTTTCGTTGTAGCAAAAAGAAGATTTATGGAACAAGTTGAAGACCCAGCAAACTTAATGGTTGATGGTAGACCTAATGAAGGTGATGTAATTTACTATCCTTTAATGAATAAGTTTTTTGAAGTTGCTTTTGTTGAAGACCAAGAGCCTTTCTTTCAACTAGGTAATTTGCCTGTTTACAAATTAAGATGTAAAACTTTTGAATATTCAAGTGAAGAATTTAATACAGGTCATCCTGATATTGATATGGCAGATGATAGAAAATCACTTGATACAAGTTTACAATATCAATTCTTACTTGAAGATGGTACATTTAGTCAAACTTCTTCAACTGGTAGATTAATATTAGAAACAGGTGATAAACACGGTAACCCAATGTATCTAATACAAGAAGAGTTTGATGATATAACAACTGATGGTGATCCTGAAACAAGCGTACAAACTAAATCTGCATATGCTGATAATTTAGATTTAGATACTGAAGCAGGCTTTGATACTGCAACGGTTTCAGATGACATACTAGACTTTACAGAAGCTAACCCATTTGGAGAAGTTAAATAATGTTCGGAACTCATTTTTATAACGAAGGATTAAGAAGATTAACAATTGCGTTTGGTCAGATATTTAATGATATTATTGTACAAACAAAAGACGCAAATGATAGTGTTGTTAAAAGATTAAAAGTGCCTCTTGCATATGCACCTAAAGAAAAGTTTATTGTAAGATTAACACAACAACCTGATTTAACAGACAAACAATTTGCAACGGTACTACCTCGTATGGGTTTTCAAATTACAGGTTTAGAGTATGACGCAAGTAGGAAATTAAATAAGATAGAAAGAATTAGAGTACCAAAAACAGATGGTAATACTAATGACCAAACTAATAAAATGGTCTTTAGTTATAATCCTGTACCTTACAATATCACTTATCAACTTTATATATTTACAGCAACTGCTGAAAATGGTTTACAAATTGTTGAACAAATAGTACCATACTTTCAACCTGATTATACGGTTACAATTAATATGATACCTAAAATGAGTATTAAGCGTGATGTACCTATTGTATTAGGTGATATAACTTATGAAGATAATTATGATGGTGATTTTAACACACGAAGAGCAGTTATATATACTATGACATTTACAGCAAAAACTTATCTGTATGGTCCACAAACAGCTGGTGGTGTTATTAGAAAAGTACAATCAGATGTAGGAGGTTCAACTGAAGCACCTCTTGCAAGAAATGAAAGAATAGTAATCACACCTAATCCTGCAAGTGCAAAACCTGGCGATGATTTTGGTTTTACAACTACTATTGATTTCTTTGATGATATTAAGAGATACAATCCTACGACAGGAAGTGATGAATAATTATGAGGAGAAAAGATGAACGATATAATAAAGATAGACAATGCTTTACCAGATGATTTAGATATATCTTATAAACAGAATATATTTAATTGTGGTTGGTTTATTGCAAAAGACATTTATGATGAGCAGTTTAAAGACAACCCAGGCGTAGTTGATGATAAAAATACATTTAGAACTATGCAATTTACTCATTTAATTTTAAATAAATCCATTCAACCAACACCTATGTCTCCTGCTTATGATGTTGTATATAAGTCTTTAAAAGTTATGGTTCAAAAATGTGGTTTTGAAGTTGACGAAGTATTAAGATTAAAGTTTAATTTATTGACACCACATCCTAGATATAGAGAAGGTCAATATAATGTACCACATATTGATGATTGCCAATGGGGATTAAAAGATAATCAATGGAATTTAATTTATTATCCTGAAGACAGCGATGGTGATACAATATTTTTTAATGAAAAGTTTGAAGGTAAATTTGTTAAAGATAGAAAACTTACAATAAGAGAAAGAGTAGAACCTAAAAACAATACTGCTGTTATGTTTAAAGGTAATATATTTCACACTTCATCAAACCCAATACATAGTGATTGGCGAATAGTGTTAAATGCAAACTTTACCGTTATGCCAAGAGCAGAATTAGGAAAATAAAATGGGAAAACTAGAAGATAGAGTAAACGAAATATTAGGTGTAGAAAGTAAACCTAACGCTGAACTTATGCAACAAAAAGAATATAAACCACCTGTTGTTAGAGAAGAAGATAAAGAAAAACAAGATGTGGATAATGACCATAAGAATAGTAGAGAATACTACTACAATCTAATTGAAAAAGGACAAGAAGCAATACAAGGTATACTTGATGTTGCAAAAGAAGGTCAACACCCTAGAGCATATGAGGTTGCATTAGCAGGTATTAAAAATGTAGCAGACACCGTTGACAAATTACAAGATTTAAATAAAAAATTAAAAGACTTAAAAGAACTACCTAAAAGTGCAAGTCCTCAAATTAAAAACGCATTATTTGTAGGTAGTACAACTGAATTACAAAAGATGTTAAAAGATAAAGATAAACCAAAAGATATAACACCTAGTCAAAAAATGCAAGAGGATTTAGAACCAATAGATGAGTAATTTTTCAGACGCATATTTAGGTAATCCTAATTTAAAGAAAGTCAATACACCTATTGAATTTACAGAAGAGCAAATTGTAGAATTTAAAAGGTGTGAAGAAGACCCTTTATATTTTATCAAAAACTATGTACAAATAGTTTCACTTGACGAAGGACTTATACCATTTAAAACATATAAGTTTCAGGACAAGATGATTACTAATATGCACAAAAACAGATTTACAATTTATAAGTTGCCTAGACAAAGTGGTAAGTCTACAACTATTATATCTTACTTATTACATTATGCAATATTTAATCCTAACTCTAACATAGCGATACTTGCCAACAAGTCTTCAACTGCTAGAGATATATTAGGTAGATTACAACTTGCATATGAGAACTTACCTAAATGGTTACAACAAGGTGTAATCAACTGGAACAAAGGTAATATAGAATTAGAAAACAAATCTAAAATTGTTGCAGCCGCAACTTCTTCAAGTGCAATACGAGGAGGCTCATACAACATAATATTTTTAGATGAGTTTGCTTTCGTACCTACTACAATCGCTGAGCAGTTTTTCTCGTCTGTTTATCCTACGATTACTTCAGGTCAAAAAACAAAAGTTATTATCGTTTCTACTCCTTATGGTATGAACCAGTTTTATAAACTATGGGTAGACGCTGAAAATAAGAACAACGATTATATACCTATGGAAGTACATTGGTCAGAAGTACCAGGTAGAGACGAAAAATGGAAAGAAGAAACAATAAGAAACACTAGTGCCACTCAATTCGCAAGTGAATTTGAGTGTGAATTTTTAGGTTCAGTAGATACTTTAATTAGTCCTGCGAAAATTAAAGCGACACCGTACATAACTCCATTACAAACAAATGGACGATTAAGTATCTTTGAGAAACCAGTAAAAGGTAACACTTATATTGCTTGTGTTGATGTTGCCAGAGGAACACTAAAAGATTATTCAGCATTTATAATCTATGATGTAACCCAATTACCTTATAGAGTAGTTGCAACATTTAGAGACAATGAATTAAAACCAATATTGTTTCCTGAAATGATTGCGAAAGTATGTACACAATATAACAAAGCACATATACTTGTTGAAGTAAATGATATTGGCGCTCAAATATCTGATGGTTTACATTTTGAGATAGAATATGATAATATATTAATGACAACTCAAAAAGGTAGAGCAGGTCAGATACTAGGTGCAATGTTTAGTCAAAGAGGTTCACAATTAGGTGTTCGTATGACTAAACAAGTTAAGAGAGTTGGTTGTACTAATTTAAAAACTCTAATAGAAGGCGATAAATTAATAATACAAGATTTTCATATGATTGAAGAGTTATCAACATATGTAAGAAGAGGACAATCATTTCAAGCAGAGGAAGGTTCTAATGATGACTTAGTAACCTGTCTAGTAATATTTGCATGGTTGTCTAATCAAAGATATTTTAAAGAGATGACAGACCAAGATGTACGAGCCAGAATGTATAGTGAACAACAAAACGCCATTGAACAAGATATGGCACCTTTTGGATTTGTATCTGATGGTTTCGATGATATGGCACCAATTGTGGATGGTGGAGATGTATGGACTAAAGAAAACCCCATACAAACCAAAGAATGGAATGTAGATGAGTATGGAGATAACTCATTTATGTGGGATTATATGTAATGTTTAAGAAATTAAAGAAAGCATATGTTAATTTTACAGTCGCATTTGCAGTGCCTTTAATTGTATTCAGTAATGTTTCTGGTGTTTATACTGGATGGAGAGAAAGACAGTATGAAATGTTTGATAAAAGAGAATTGTGTGCAAAGTTAGTAAAAGAAGGTGCAGTAAGTCAAGAGTTTTGTGATGAGGAAATAAAATATGAGACTGGACCACAAGCAGAATTTGATTATAGAGTTACACCAATATTCAAGCAGATTGATTTAGCTGGGTTATACATAAATCAATATTATACGATGGTTTGGGATTGGATTTGGATTAGAATGGTAAATTTTGAAAGATGGTTAAAATACCAGATAATGCTTTTCAGAACTTAGATTTGTAACAAATTAGATTCTAAAGAAAATATAAAACTTGTAAATATTAAGGTTATATGATATATTGAAAGAAAGAAAGTAGATATAAAGGTAATTTACGACGGAGGATTTATGAGCGGAGACGCAGGACTAAATGAACCAGTTGTTTTCTATAGTAAGAAAATGACTGAAACAAAAATAGTGCTTCTATCTCTCAAGGGGATAAAATTTGCAGAGGATTGTAATGGAAAAAGAAGAACTAACACCGACAAACGTTAATCTTGCTTTAGATGAGTTAAGACCATATATAGAATCAGATGGTGGTTATCTAGAATTTGTTGAAATAGACTATACAAATAATGGTCCTATAGTAAAAGTAAGATTACATGGTGCTTGTTCTTCTTGTCCTATGAGCGATCAGACTATGAAAATGGGTATAGAGAGACATATTCAGATGATATTTCCAGAGGTTTACGAAGTAATTCAAGTAGAATAATGGACTTTGACAGTGAAATTAGTTTAGATCATCTATTATTCACTGAAAGAAAATGTCGTGTATGTGGAGAAACAAAGGATCTTGTACAAGAATTTTATGTAACTAGAAAGAATAGAACTACCTTATCATCATACTCTTACGAATGTAAGGATTGTACAAAAGAAAGAGTAAAAAGAACGAAGAAGAAGAA